TTATACCTGCACTAGCAGTTCCATGCCTATCTAACTGATATTGTTGTGGTGTAAGTGGCCCAGTAAACTTGTCTAAGTCAGTTCTGTTAAAAGCCGTATCACTTACAAATCTGTCAAAATCAGTAGGTAGAGCATAGGATTGTGTGCCACTAGCAGTAGAAAACGTATGCTCTTTTAACAATATAGGCCAAGTATGTGACCTCATAAGCTGTTTGCCTTCACGTTGCGCCAAAGCTAATAATTGCCTTGCAGTAGGTGAAGTATTACCAATTATTGTTGTTTCTCTTTCAAAACCTGTAAAATCAGCTACGTTTTGGCATATCGTCAATAGGCTCATCTGGTATTCCTATATTAAGTGGTTTGTGTACTTTTTCTATCTTAGGCTTTGATTTAGTCTGCAACTCTGCAATTCTTTGTAACTCAACATAAGGCTCACCAATATTACGCAATATCTCAACATCTGCATCTGCTAACTGTTCTACAGTTTCTATACCAACAAGTTCTAACTCGACCCTTCTTGGCTCACTCATTGCAGGTAATTCTTTTAGTGAAGTGCCTTTTGCTTTTGTCTTACCTTTTGTCTTTTTGTAGGCTTCCCATTCAGTTGGAAACCTTGATAAATCCTCTGGTCTTACAGGACATTCAAAAACATCCTTCATACCTTTTATTGTGATCCTTACAAAATCACGCATCTTTCCATTGAACTCACGTTCATAGAATTGTGGTTCTACACTCATAAAATCCCTCCAGATTAGTTAGTAAGGGGCAAGTTGCCCTGCCCCTAGTTTTATTTACATAGGAAAATCACAGATAATTTCTTTATCTGAAATGTCTCCTGCAAATGCACAAACATGGCTTGTGACATCGGCAGTAACGTCTAGCTTTCCATCAGATGAACCAGTTGGTGTTAGTGGATCACCATCTGCACCTGCTGTTAATGCTGCTGCCATTGTTGCAGGGCCTTTTATCTGAACCCAACAATACTGACCATCAGTAGGTGTTGATTGTAAAATCCCTGCACCTATTTCCACAGAGTCAGATAGATCAGAAGTTACCTGATGATTTTTATAACCATCTAATGTGTAGTAATATGCTGCATTACCACTTGTGGCTGCAACACTTCCTGATCCAGTATCATACTGAACGTACTTATAGATTTTTGTACCATCTGAATCGATGATAGCACCTAACTGACCTGGCTTAAATTCTGCTGTGTCAGCTACGGCTGTTGGGTCAATGCCCATAATTGCTGCTATTGCCATAACAACTTATCCTTTCTTGTTAATTAAAATTAAACGTGAATGACACCTTGTAAGGCTCTGTTAGAAACAGTTAAGTTTCCTGACCAGAACATAGGTGTTACCATTGCATCTTGATTGACACTCATCTTAGCTTCGCCAGGAACAAAGTTTCTGTTAGCTGCGACTTCCAATCTTAGATAATCTGTATTCAAGAAATACATCTTATTTGTTGGACAAGCATCGTCAAAGATCACGTCTGAATTAAGATACTGAACACTTGTAAATCCAGAGTTTGCTAATGTATCAGATGTAACTCTCTGAATAGCCTGTAATGAGCCTAAGAAGGCTTTATAGGCATTTGCATCAGCCATAATTAAGTCTGGACTATCTGCGCCACGAACAAGACTCAAGTAAATATTATTCATATCTGCTTGGACATTTGCTGTACTAAATGCAGAACTTGTTGCAGTTATTTGAGCATTTTGGAAAAAGGTAAATGTAGAACTGTTAATACCACCTACTGTACCTGTTCCTGCATCTGCTACAAGTAACTGTAAACCACCGATTTCTTTACCACCAGAACCAGTACCATCAGAATATAGTGATGTAGACAATGTATTCATCATTGTTTTTTCTAAAACACCAATTCTTGACTCAAGTAAGTTGATAACAGCTTCAGTACCTGAGTTTTGAATTTGCTCTAATCCTGAGATTGTTACATTACCTGCAAGTTGCTTATAGTCGAATGTAGCACTTGTTAACACATCTGAAGGTGAAACATCTAATGTCTCATATCCAGAATAGAACCCAACTGTGCCGTTTGAAGCATACTCAAGTTCTCTAACAATTTGTCTACCAGTGACAGTTGATACGTTACCATTCTCATTTAATCTTCGTAGCAAAGCATTATGATTTGTTACGTTATCAGCCAAACTTTTAGATCTGTTTCTAAGAGTAGTGGTGATTATTTCCGATAAATTTGGACTTGCCATAATCTATCCCCTTTCATTATTTTCTAATTGTTGAATTGATTTCATAATTGTGTCTCTTACAGACAAACCAGTTGGAAGTGCTTTTTCAGCAGGTGTTGGGTTACCTCTAACAGTTGATCTCTGTGCTTTTTTTGCCTTTTTCACAGCTTCGGTCTTAACCTCTTTCTGTGTCTTGGTCGCTGCATAGTTATCCATCAAACTCTGTCTTAGTTTAGGGTCTGCATAGATAGCCATTTCATAAGCTGACTCAAGGTCTTGTGCTTGGTTGCCTTGTATCAATACTCCCATTCTATCCCTGACTTCTTCAAAGTGTGGATATTTAGGGTTGCCATTGGCATCTTTAGCACTTGCAAATTTGTCGATCATTGACTGTGTGTCTTGCTGAACACTTTGCATTTGTGTCTGTTGTTGTTGATTTAGAAAACCTTGTAACTGGGCTACTTGCTGTTGCAATGCTTTCACTTGTGGGTCTGCGTATTCATCTTCGGCTGTGTCCATTCCGACTTCCGACATATCTACCCCATAATTCTTAGCTAACCATTGGATCGCTTGTTTAGGGTCTTTACGCAAATAATCGTGGGCTGCAAATAATTGTCTTACAGCACCAATCTCATCCATCCCTGCTCTTTGAAAATCAGCCAAGTAAGGCTTCATAATTTCATCAAGGGCTTCTTGTCTCTTTCGGTATTTAGCTACACCTTGTGTTTTTTTGGTATAGTCACCTTCTAATTCTTTGTGCCTGTCATACAACAAATGTTGTGCTTCAACAGGTAACTTTTCAAAATCTTCTTTAAAATCTTTGGGCCAATGTTGTGGAGGTGTAATAGCTTCTAAGGGCTTTTGTTCTTCCTCTGCTTTTTCTTCGGCTTCTGTTTCAGCAACTTCTTCTTCAGTTTCTTCTGTTGCTTCTTCTTCTACTTCCTCTGTCTCTTGTTGAGTTTCGGCTGTTTCTTCTTGTGGTATTTCTTGATTAGCCAACACTCTGTTCAATGTCTCACGAACTGTCTCTGATGCTGACTCATTAGTAGCTTCTGGGCTTGTTGGCGCAGAATCTTGAGTGCTTTCTAGCTGTTCTAAATTTTCATTCATTTTAATATATGGTTTTGTTCATTCCCTACTTCTATAAAGTTATTTTTACGCAAAAACTCCCTATGCTGTGATCTTGACGTAATCCAACCAAAATCTTTCATATTCTGATATGGCTCTATATCTCTCATCAAATTCACAGAATGAGATTCTATTGCTTCCGATTTTTCAACAAGTTTGCCGTTAACATGAATGTAAGTTTTCTTACTCATCTCATAAGCATCCTTGCTGCTTGTTGGCGCATTTCTGCATCCATCTTACGAGCAGGTCTATTAAATGACCCTAATGCTTGGACAAACTCTTGACCAAACACTTTCGCAAGTATTCCCATAAGAGGGCTGTCTACAGCTTCCCTTATTATTTCTTTTTCTTGCTCTGATAATTCTGCATAGGCTTTCGCAGCCATTTCCATATCTACCTGCATTACACAAAGTCTCCTGGATTACCAAACAGACCTAAATTAGCTGCTGCTTGTGTTGGTTGTGTTAGATTTCTTGTTCGTAAAAGATCAACTAATGTGTTTTGTGCATATCCATAAGGCTGAAACAGATTGCCTTGACCTGAGTACAGATAAAAAGGGTCTTGTAAGTAATTTACTGCTAAATCATCTGATACAGGTGGTCTTTCTTCTTCTTCTTTTCTTTCTACTGCATCTCTTGGGTTAGCTGCTCTAATAATCTGTGGCTCATTGTTGTCATCACCCATATTCATGTCTGTCGCAAATGGATCGCCTGATGTTAAGCCTGTATATGTTGTTACATTTGGCAAAACACCTGATAAAACACCCATGCCACCTAAAGCAGGGCCAAAACCAGTAGCACCAATGATATTGCCTTGAGCATCAAATGATGGTTTTCCACCTTGTCTAAGGTTTTCAGCTATCTTTTCTCTCAAGCCAAATATATCACCAGGCCCTACATTTATTTGCTCTTGTGTAGGATCAAAGCCTTGTTCATCTATATCTGCTTGTTGTCTTGCAAAAGTTTGAACATCTTGAGTGCTAGGCTGTAAGTTAACACCTGGTATTTCACCTCGCCTAGCTTTATCGGCAACAAGACGTTGACTTGCAGTATAAGCTGCCCCTGTTTGTGCTTGTTGTAA